CGGCTCTCGGGGCAGACGGCGTGCTGTGGGTTAACTTTCCGAAAGAGACGACCGTTGGGTACACGTGGCGGAGCGCGTGGTATAAGCTCGAGATTATCTCGGCAGGTGGCCAGGTGTACCGGATAGCCGACGGGCAGATACAGGTGAGGGACTGAACCATGACGGTAACAAAGCGGTATGGCGGGGTTGTCACAGTATTTGTTCCCGGTATTCAGGGCACTCGTGGGGAGAAAGGTGACAAGGGCGAGCGAGGAGAGAAGGGCGAGCAGGGGTTACCGGGAGTACGGGGTCCAGCGGCAAACCTTTCTGATTACTACACCAAAGAAGAAGTAGACGCGGCTATTTCAGCGGCTATTTCAGTGGCTATTTCAGCGGCTATTTCTAAGCTTACTGGTTCTTCTGGAGAATAATTATTCATGGCATCGCTAGAAGATAAGTTTTCATCGCTCTACGGTACCGAAGCCTACGGTGGTGTAGCAACGGTGTTTCTCCCTGGTATTCAGGGGGCGTCGGTTGCTGGCCCGAAGGGCGATAAGGGCGATAAGGGCGATAAGGGCGATAAAGGTGACCGTGGTCCTGAGGGTCCGCAGGGTACCACAGGGCTTGCGGGGGCACCGGGGAAAAACGGAGCTACGTTTTTCCCGACAGTAGACACAGACGGTAACCTCAGCTGGGCAAATGATGGTTCACTGAGCAACCCTCCTACGGTGAATATCAAGGGTCCAAAGGGGGACACGGGCGATATAGCTAATCTCTCTTCGTTCACGTCGGATACGATTATTGCGGGTACCGACGCCAGTAAGGGTGTGACAAGTGCGAAGGACATTAACACTGCGGCTACCTCTATTGCCATTACAGCGGCGAGTAATGCTACGGATACACTGAAGCTCAGCCTCGCTACGGTAGCGACGAGCGGGAAGTACTCTGACCTCTCAGGGCTTCCTGACATTTCCTCTGCAATTTCAAGCTACGTAGGGGCTCAGGGGTTTGCAACAAGTGACGAAGTGAGTACTACCCTTACGGCGTATGAGAAAACCGCGGATCTTAATACGACTCTTGCTGGTTACGCGAAAAAGGACGAGCTTAGCTCTGCGCAGTCAGCGCTATCTGCGCAGATATCGGCGGCTGTCACCCAAGCTGTCACCCAAGCTGTCACCCAAGCTGTCGCTGAGGCAAAGCTTGCGGCATATCCAGTAGGTTCTATCTATTGCTCTATTGATTCGACCGACCCAGGGACACTCTTTGGCGGAACTTGGGTGGCAATTGGGGCTGGCCGTGCTTTAGTGGCAGCAGGCGGTGGGTTCGCTGTGGGGAGTGAGGGTGGTTCAGATACCCACACACTGACGGTAGAAGAGATGCCGTCTCATGCACATACTGCGTGGACGGGGGAGGCGGGATGGCATGGGCACGCCGCAAGAACGGACACAGCCAACCTCACGGGCTCTTTCAACCCGGGCGGTCTTGGCATCACAGCCAGCGGCGTCTGCAGCCTTGGAGCGAGCAAGCAACCGTCAAACAGCGGTTACGCTACCGATTCCTCCATCGTGAATATTAATGCCAGCCATATGCATAACGTCGGAGTCGACGGCGCAGGGAACCACACGCACACGGTGGGAGTTGAGGCAACGGGGGGTGGGCAGGCGTTTAGCGTCCGCAACCCCTACATTGCGGTAAATATGTGGCGGCGTACGGCATAGGGCCACAAATATCAATCTTTACATTTCAATAGGAGCAAACCATGACCGTTTACAACCGGTATACCGTTCAAATTCTCATGAACTGTGATTCTGCGGACTCCGCCGAAACTCAGCGTAAACTCCGCGAGGCGCTTGCCTCTGTGCCGAAGACTCGTGTCCGAACAATATCTTTTGATGTTTGGATGGACGCCAATAAGGGAATTGAGAAGACATACGACGAGTCCGGGGATGAAATCACGGATTCTGCTGCTGAAGGCTGAGCAATGCCTTTGATGGGGGCACACCGTGATGGCGGTGGGGTTGTGCGTTCAGAAGGATACTACAGTACAAACTTATCCCACAGCAACGCCGGCGACGATTGGGGCACGAACTACCACATCAACGTCGGGCACAACCACACGTTTACGTCTGATGGCACTGGAGGAAGCGGGGCGCACAACAACATGCCCCCGTATATCGCTGCTTATTGCTGGAAGCGCACAGCATAAAGGAGACTCAGATGGCTTTATGTGTTTTGAAGTGGCTCATGCTAATCCCAGTTTCCTTTGCCATTACGCTTGCATCGTGGGGAATAGCGCCTCTCGCGGTACTGCTGGCCAATAGTGATGGCTACCTTCCTAAGCGCCTTCGGTGGACAAGTACAGCGTCTACGAACCTCGACGGAGATAGCTACAACCGTAGCCGATGGAAGAGCCAATACATCCGTCGTGTTTGGTGGATGTGGAGGAACCCCGGCGTCGTTGCTCAGAGCACACCACCGCTGGGGTTTGTGGTCAAAAAAGGCGACGTCTATGGCTTTGAAGGGGACGAGGAGACTGCGGATAACAACGGCGGTCACTCGGGGAAAGTGCTTCGATGGATAGAGCGTGATGGGAAAGTGGGAGCTTTCCAATTCTATCTGGTGCATCAGTACTCATGGCACAAGACGCGGTGCCTTCGGGTGTGCCTAGGTTGGAAGCTGTGGCAGGCGCCATCAGTCGGCAAGACCTGCCAGCACACCGCACGGGTTGCTGTTTTCAAACACTTTGGATAACTACCGCTAACCGTTCTGATAGCCCTGTCTTTTGACGGGGCTATTTTTTATCTGTACACTGAAAGTGTAATACCACATAGGAGGGCACATTATGAGCTGCAATACATCACCTATAGGCAGGGTTTTGCCTCAACCGCGGCTTTCTAATGGAAGAATGACAGAGCTTGAGCTGACTGTTTGGTTCAGATGGATTACCCTCGCCCAGCAGGGCTACCCGAGGGAGAAGTGGGCACGGTGGGCTGTGGAGAAGTTCCCCGGTGGGCTGCTGGCAGACAAGGCCCGCCGTATGCTCGCAGACTGTGAAGCGCACCCGAGTGCCGTTTAATCGAGCGAGAAGGCACCTAGAATCCTCGTCTTCCGGATTCTGGGGGAATTTCCCGTCCGAGCTTCTGGCGAGCCTCTGAGAGCCGTTTAAACTCGATTTGCACTGCCTAAGGGTTAACGAGGTATTACACCCTTGCCCCGCTGAGGCATAATTTTCGCAAGGGAGGTGACCAATGGATACGGGATTTCTGGAAACCCTGGTGTTCTGGTTTTTCTTTTTTCGTGGTGTCTACGCGTTTGCCGTGGACATTTTCAACATTCTGAGGAGTATGAGATGAAAAGTGACTTGGAGCTTGAGCTTGATGTGTGTGGGGATAACCCGATACTGGTGCTTGTGCAGAAGCAGACGGGGCATCGGCAAGCGGCGATTGAGCTAACCCCTGAGCGCACCGCGCGCCTGATGACTCTGCTTGACCTTGCGAAAACGTGGCAGTCGCGCGACAGGGAGGCTAAATGATTACCGCGGAGTTCCTGGCACGCGCGCTCCCTGAGAAACACGTTCGAAAGCCCTCCCCAACGGGGGAGAAGCGGATTAATCAGCATATCTCAAAGCCTCTGCCGCCGAAAGCGAAGATGCTTCCGAAGTGCGTCAACCGCTGGAAACATAACCTTTCCTCGGATATCCGCCTCGCGACGGAGATTAAGACGGTGTTCCCGGATACGAGGAAGTTCAACCTGATGGACCCGGAGGAGCTGAGGCGGTTCTTCCGTAACGCCATCTTCTGCCAGCTCGGGGCGTTCCAGAGAGGTATCCCGGAAGAAGCGTGGGCGGGACTTGAGGAGATGTCGAAGTACTGGAAGCAGGCGGATATTCTCGCGTTCCTGGGAATCAGCGCGCCTAACATCAACGCGGCGCTCACCGTGAGACAGAACCTTTATCGGTTCTCAGGCGCGCGGGAAGGTGTGGCGGACAGAGCATTGAAGGCGAAGCGGAAGGACATTAAGGGTATTGTCACGGAGTATCGGCAGATCACGGGGGTGTACAGTGTGCCTCAGAAGCTCTTCCCCGAGCCGTTTGTACGTCTTCTTGGGGGGCTTGCCGTGGAGGTTAGCCCGACAGAGTTTGAGACCATCACGGGGTTTCCGCTCGCGAGGTCGCAGAAATTCCGCGAGTGGTACGAGGATAATGTGGAATAATCACCACCCCTTGGGCAGTAATGGTAAAATTACACTGTTACTATCTGAGGGGTTTTCCGTGTTTAAGGAGCTGATATCGGCAATACTGCCTGATAAAACGGAGCAGCTGCTGATGCTCATCGGGGGGCTGCTCGGCGCGGTGCTTAGCTTCCTTTTTGGTGATACGCTGAAAGACGTGGTTTACCTTTTTCTGCTGGTGCTGATTGACTATTGTATGGGCAACGTGGTTGCCTATCGCACCCGCAACTGGAACAGCCACACAGGTTTTCTTGGCATTACGAAGAAGCTCACGATTTTCGTTGTGGTCGCGTTCTGTCACTGGGCGGATGTCGCTTCGGGGCAGGGGACGCTAAGCTTCCGGGGGATCGCGGTCTGTGCCTACGCCGTGAATGAACTCGGGTCGATTTTGGAGAACCTTGAGCTTCTAGGCTTCGGTGGGGTTATCCCGCCGATTCTTCGGAAGGCAATGCGGGTTGCGGTTTCACGATCACTTCCCCCTGAAATGATGGATGAGGTTTCCGATGGAGAGAAAGAGGATACGGGCGATGGAGAGAAAGAGGATACAGGACTGGAGTCTTACAAAGGCAACGGCCCTGGCAAAAAAGTTTGAGGGCTACCACACAACTGCGTACAAGTGCCCAGCTGGTGTCTGGACGATTGGTTACGGGCACACCGCAGGGGTGGTAGAGGGAATGACCTGTACGGCGTCTGAAGCGGAGCTCTGGCTCATGGAAGACCTGCGGGCGGCGAGGGATCAGGCGGCACGGCTCCTTGGCTCCACGCTTCTCACAGAGGGCGAGGCAGCGGCGGTGGTTGACTTCGTGTTTAACCTCGGCGCTGGGTCGTTCAGGCGATCCACACTGCTTCAGAAACTCCTCGCTAACGATATGGACGGGGCGTCGCGGGAATTCCGGAAGTGGATATACTCTGGTGGTGAGGTGCTCCCGGGGCTTGTACGTCGACGGCGAGAGGAAGAGCAGGTTTTCTTAGGAGGGGAATAGTATGGTGAAACCAAAATCCGCAGGGGAGCTTATTGCGAGCCTGAAGGAAGAGCGGGAAGAAGTATTTGGGCGCTATGAGCGGCTCTCCTCATTTCTTCGAAACCTGAATGTGGAGAAGGGTGAGGGTATCGTTTATGGTGATGGGCTGCTGCTTATGCAGAGTAATATTCTCGAGCTTTATCTCTGGGTTTTGGACGCCCGAATTAAACTTGCCGCGAGGAGTCTGAACTAATGGAAATGGCTGAAGATATGGTGAACCACCCGAAGCACTATACGCAGTATAAGCATGAGGTGATTGAACTCACGTCGTGCTTTGATTTCGTGACGGGGAACGCCGTGAAGTACCTTCTCCGCGCGGCGGATAAGAACGGTGTTGAAGATCTCGAGAAGGCTGTGTGGTATCTGAATTACGGCGCCGAGAACCCCGAGGACACCAGGCTGTTTAAGCCATGCGGGGTGGTAGAGCTTGCTGAGACCTATGGTAACCCCATTGTTACCGACCTCGTGCGGAGTATTTATCTGGCTGGTGCTGGTGTTGGTGTAGATACTGGCGCCATTGCCACGGCTTTTAAGTGTGCTTCAGACCAGGTGGCGATGCTTATTAAGCTCGCAAAAGTCATTCGTTCGAAGGAAGAACAGAAGAAAGCACAGGATGCCATAAATAACGCTATGGACCTCTGGCGGGCTACTTCCGTAACTTACCGATAAGCTATGGCAACCTCAGCGAATTTCTTCATGGCGGACGGCAGGCTCTTTGAGTCTGTGTTCTACAGCTGGTCAGGGGATCAGGACTTCGGGATGTATACGAACGATGGGATTGATATCGGGCGTAAGTTCCTGCGTGGCACGGGGAACCACGGTACGCAGTACCAAAGAAGCGATGGGGTTGACATAGGAAGACTCCTCTTTGATAACACGTCCCCCGTGCAGTGCTACATCACGTCTGACCAGCCGCTGGGGTCAACGTATGGGTGGGAGATTAGAGTTGAAACAAACTCCGGTGGAACTAGCGACCCTAAGCAAACCTGTCCGACGGTTGTAATAGCCCACCCCTACAACGGCTCAGGGTACTACTCGTACTACTGGGATGTGCTGAGGCTTCGGAATGGCACTGTGATAGCCACAGGTAATTTTTCTCCGGGGCATTTTAGAAGCTACATGACCTATAACACTTCCCGCACGAATCAGTCCCTCAGTACCGTTGGACAGGGTGGGCGAGGCGACGATAATATTGGCTGGCTGGGGGACTTCGACCTTGGCGGGGACTACGGAACACCTAACACAATCCGTTTCCAGTGCACGGTCACCGACACGGTGACCGGGTCTACAGCGGTTGCCGTTGCTGATTTCTCCTACGCGCCGTATTACACGTATAAATATGTAGGGGATTAGCTGATGGCGAGCAGACTTTATATGCCGGACGGGCGGGACTTCGACTCGGTGTTTGCCCACGGCAACTCGGGCTATGAGACTGGCTACTACACCCTCGCGGGGGACGATGTAGGGGATCTCTTCGCGGGAGGCGGGAGCAACGAGGAGTCGACGTACTACGACCCCTCGGGGCGGGATATCGCTAAACTCTTTCGACTGAAGGGGGACGCGGATATCGAGCTCTTCACCCTCATGGAAAATGTGTACAGCTGGGGGCGGTGGGTTGCCGACCTCCAGGCAGGGGCTGTCTATTATGACCCCAGCAGCGGTGATATTGGGGATGCCCACAAGGAGTACACGAATACTTACCACCAGGATCTGGGGCTTCACATTTACGAGCGGCTCCTCGCGGGTTACCGGGTTGAGTGGGCGTTTCACTTCGGCACCGACGGAAGCACTGACCACACGTACCCCGGTACACTTGCTTCACCCTATGAGTTCATCGTGGAGCAGTACCCCACAAAAGAAGCTCCACAGCTTATTTTCAGAGCTAAGGCAAAGAAGGGGTGGCATAATCTCTCCGTCCGCGCCGTAGCTAACATTTACGTTTCTTGAGGTGTACCATGGCAAAACAGAAATTCACTTGTAATTCGACATTCGTGTTCTACGCGGACGACTTCCAGGCGGCACAGCGTTATGTACTTGATGCCCTCCGTAAGGACGAGGAGAAGACCCACATGGTGGTTCAGCGCTGTGACCTCGTCGGCTGGACGAACCCCTCCACCGGAGAACCTGTGACGGAAGACGACAAGTAAGCCCCGGCTTTCGTGGCAAAAATGTATAATTCTACCTATGAAACAGCTGGTTTATGGGCAGGATGATTTTGTTTGCCGGTGGATGTCGGTAAGGATTAAAGGGGAGGGGGACTTCCCCAAAGGGACTCCGGCAATTGGGCTCGAAGAGAACGGGCGGCTGATTGCCGGAGTTTGCTATACCAACTACGACGGCACGGGGATAATGATGAACATCGCGAGCGAAGGGAAGCACTGGCTCAACCGGGCGTTTCTCCGCGCGGCGTTCTCATTCCCCTTCAACTCGCTTGGAGTGAGGCGTGTGAGCGGGCTTGTTCGCACGGATAATCCCGACGCCCAGCGGTTCGATGAACATTTAGGGTTTAAGCGTGAGGGTCTTATCCGTGAGGGCGATGACGACGGATGCGACCTGATCCTTTACGGCATGCTGAAAAGTGAGTGCCGATTCTTAGGAGTTTGAGGAATGGGAAAGAAGGGCGGAAGCACTACTTATCAGGCTGATCCCCGGGTTGGCGCCGCGATGGAGAAAGAGGCAGCGCTTGCCGATAAACAGCAGAACTGGTACGAGAGTGAGATTTACCCGTGGATGAAGGAACAAACGGCTCAGCAGAACAAGTACTCGGAAGAAGACCGGGCGCTCGCGAAGCAGAATCAGGAGTTCTGGCAGAACTACGCCACGGGACAGGCGGATAAGTATAACGGCTATGCCGATGAGTATCACAACCGCTGGAACAATAACTATGTTCCAGTGGAAAACGAGCTCATCGCGGATGCCCAGAAGTACAATAACGGCGCTGAGGCTGAGCGTCAGGCGGGGCTTGCCATTGGGGACTACGCAACGGCGTTTGAGAACCAGCGTAACACTCGCAACATGCAGCTCCAGCAGTACGGCATAAACCCAACATCCGGGTTGTACGCCTCGGCTAACCGGGCACTGAACCTCCAGCAGGCGGGGATGAGCGCCTATGCCGCGAACGCCGCGCGAAGCGCCGCCGATGCCCTCGGGTGGAACAAAAATCTCCAGGTGGCACAGCTTGGGCAGAACTACATCAACGCGACGAACAGCGCGGGGCAGGTGGCGAACTCCACCGTGGGGACGGCGGGTACGCTCTCGTCTAACTTCGGCACACAGGCGAACACCTACGGCCAGCAGGGGCTCTCCAACATCGGTACGCTCTTCAACACGGGGCTTAACTCCTACAACAGCCTCCAGAACGCTTGGGGCAACTACGGTAACCTCGGTGTCAACATTGGTAACCAGAACCTGAAGGCTCAGGAGCTTGCTAATAATCAGGCAAATGCCGATAGCGCCGCTACGGGTTCCGCTATTGGCTCCATCGCCTCTCTTGGTGGCTCTGTTGCTATTGCTGTGGCTATGTGATGAATATTCTCGAAGATCTCTTCAGCCGGCACGACAAGGTGGCACTCCTCTTCTCGGGGGGTAAGGACAGCCTCGCGTGCTTCTACCTCTGTGAGCCGTGGTGGGATAGGCTTACGCTAGTCTGGGTGGACACGGGGCGTAACCTCCCGGAGGTTGAGGCTATCGTTACCGACTGCGCTAAGCGCGTAGGGCGGGTTGCCCGGCTGGCATCAGACCAGCACACGTTTGTCGCGCATCATGGGCACCCAACGGACGTTGTCGTCTCGGACTCCACGGGGTTAGGACAGCTCGTCACTCGGAAAGGCATTGAGCGGGGACCGCGGGTGTGTGATAAGTGGGAGTGCTGCAAGGCAAATATCTGGGATCCCATCGCACGTTGGATGGCAGCGACCGACTGTACGGCGGTTATCAAAGGGCAGAAAGCCTGTGACCACTATTTCGGTCCGAGCTGGGGGCTCCCGGCAACTAAGGCTGATGGGACACCGCTTGAGGTATGCCTTCCCGTGCTCGATTGGACGGATGATGATTGCCGGAAATTCCTCAAAGGCAAGGGGAACTCAGAGCTTTTGGCACTTGAGCACACGTCGTTTGATTGCTGGGACTGCACGGCATACTGGGAGGGGCTTCCCGGCAGAATACAGTATCTGAAGCAGCACCATCCGGAGAAGGCACGCCACGTCATCTGGCTCTTCCGGGAGATGCGGAAAGACATTTCGCGGGCGGTATCGGTGTTGGATGAAAATATGGAGAAAGAAGCATGAGCTGGGCTATTGGGTTTAATGCCGCCTTGAAGAGCGGTTTGGATACATGGAATAAGCTCTCGGAGGCGAGAAAGATTGCCGCGAGGGACGAGGCAGACGCCGCGGTTAAGGCGAACAACGCCGCCGCGGATAGCGATGTAAAAGCCTACGGTCAGGCGGCTACAGACGCGATGAGCACTAACAGCCTCGACGCCGCCTATAAGACGTTTGGCGGGGACGACTACAAGAATCTCACCGACTCGCAGAAGCGGGCCATCGCGGATGAGCTCGCGGTGCGTGGGCTCTATAACCCGAACACCGGGGTGTATAACGCCCGTGGGGTTGCCGAGATGTACCAGCCGAAGGCTCAGCCGTCCGCGCTTTCAGTTGGCGCGGGGGCTCCTGTGAGTGCTCCTTCTACGCAGCCCGTGCCGGTGGCTAACCCCGCGGCACCTGTAGCGCTGGGAGGTGTGGGTTCCACGGGGGCTCAGGCTAGCCCTCAGGCACCGGTGCAGACCGCCATCCCTCAGTGGCAGAGCGATATCGCGAATAATGCCCGCGTTTATGGCGACGAGGCGGCGAACAGGAACCGCCTCATCCAGCAGGATCTCGGGGAGTCCGTGCAGCGCCGCATGAAGACGCTCGGTGATGACAACGCGCAGGCGATGCATACGTATAACTCGTGGTACAACCCCGACGCGCTTGATAAAGAGGACGAGTATAAGCTGAATCAGGGGTTCAGGCTCCTCGGGCGTGCTGTGGCAAATGGCGACGCCGGGGCACAGTCGCTTCTCGTTGCTGGGTATAACGCGATGAACCCGGGGGCTAAGATCCTCTCGAACGGCGACGGCACTTACAGCATGGCGGACGCCAACGGCAACCCCACGGGTAAACCCTTCGTGCCATCAGTTGCGCAGATGGGGCAGACAATGACCCAGCTCTACAACGTCGCCCGCGCCATCAAGACCGCGGACTTCGATAAGCTCTCCGAATCGATGCTGAAAGCCGCGCAGACGAGGTACGCCAACGCCAACGCAGATATTGCCGATGCTAATGCGCTCTATGCCACTGAGAACGCCTGGAACACAGCCGAAGGGAAGAGACTCGCGAACGAGGGGCAGAAGAACGCCAACGTCATTAGTGAAAGCAACGCCAAGTACCAGGACGAGAAAAACGCTCGGGCAATTAACCAGATGGACATCGCCATTAAAAAGACCCTTTGGGATATGAATAACGGGGACCTGCTTACTAAGTTGAAAGCACAGGCGCTATACCAACAACTAGTGATTGAACGCGCAAAACTGGCGGCTTACCAGCAAAGAACTGCCTTAGCGGCTAACAGCGGCAAAGGCCCCGGTATCACATTCACTGACCCTGATGAAAACGGTACGCAGATGGTGAAGGATAATACGGGTAAAGTTATTGCTTTCTCGTCTTCAAATGGCGTTTATCTCCCGCCGAACGACAAAGACGGGCGAATCACCGCTGAGCTTACTCGCCAGGGGAACAACCTCGGTTTGGGGATTGCGTATGTGCCGGGTGATGGTGGTTTTGCTATAGTGAAGGATGGCTATGTTGTCAAGGGGGCTAACGGGGCAGACCTGCGAGGGCTCACGGCAGGCGGGGTATCCAGCGCGCTTAAGCAGATTGGTGTAAAGGCTGGGGGCAAAGGGGCTAAAGCCTCTAAGGGCCCTTCCAAAGCACCACAGCGGGCGATTGACCTTCCGGAATACGGCTATTGAGGATAACGACGAATGGCGAAGAATAACGGGCTGACCCCTATTAGCGCTCTTGGTGATATTGGGCATATCATGGGGGATGAGGAAGCTGCTGCCACGGAGACCACGTGGGACAGGGTTAAAGACCTCGGGCGTTCAGTCGGCAAAGGTGTTGTTGGCTTAGCTGAGAGTGTCCCCGCGGCGCTGGACTTCGGCGCTGACCAGCTGAAACAGGCGGTGACGGGGAAGAAGCTCACTGAGGATGAGATGCTCACCCCCGGTGCTCTGCGAACCCTTGAGCCTATTCGACAAAGCATTGATAACAACATGTCCTTCCACCACAAAATCGCTCAACGGGAGTTCGACGAGGCGACGAACACCGGGGACAATGTGCGGGATGTGGTCGGTGGGCTTGGCGCCTTAGTGGATAATCCCTCTCTGGCACTCGATTTCACGGGTGAGCAGGTGCCTAACCTCATTGCCATGGCAGCTACAGGCGGCGCTGCTGGCGCGGTTGCTAAGAAAGCCGTTACCGGGCTGATCGCCAAACAGATGGTGAAGTCCGGGCTCTCTGGCGATGTCGCCCTCTCAGCCGCCGAGAAAGTCGTCGCCGCAGGTACCAACAAGACGGCCCGTCGGGCGATTATGGCGGGCACGGGTGCTGGCATCTACGCAGGCTCCGCGCCGCTCTCCGTTGGTGGTATCTCTCAGCAGATTATCCAGGATAACATAGACGCCGGGCGAGACCCGAGCGAGAACCTTGGCTATGCTGGCGCTGGTTTCGCTACGGCGCTCGCTGACCCCCTCCTCGCCGCTATCCCGGGGGCGGGCTCTCCACTTCGCATGGCACTACGTAACAGACTGGGGATTGCCGCGGAAAGGGCGGCTGCTGAGCCTGCTAAGGGGGGCATCCGTCAGGCAATTGGTGGGGTCGTTAACCCCATGGCGAAGGGTGCTTTTGGTGAGTCGGCAACTGAGAGCGGTCAGGAGGTGGCGGAAAACGCGGCATCCAACGTGGCGAACGGTGATGATTGGAACAAGGGCTGGGGCCGCACGGTTGCTCAGACCATCGCGAGCACCGCACCTCTTGGTGCCCTGTCGGGTCATGGTGACTCACGAGCTGCTCGTCGTGTGGTGACGCCGAGAGAACAGTCTGACCTGTTGGGTGGGAACCCGACCCGCAGTTATACTACCCCCACCGATGAAGCCACGGCGGATTATGTGGGCAAGCGCCCGGGGGACGCGGAGAGCATCGTTGCCGGAAGTGCCCCGATCGTGCCGACGGTCGACCAGTCGGGAGCCACAGAGGCTGTTAACCCCACAGAGGCTGTTAACCCCACAGAGGCTGTTAACCCCACAGAGGCTGTTAACCCCACAGAGGCTGTTAACCCCACAGAGGCTGTTAATCCCACAGAGGCTGTTAACCCCACAGAGGCTGTTAACCCCACGGGGGTAGTTGATAACTCTATGGAGCCTGCCACCGAGCCGGGGTCTCCTGCCGCGGCTATGGACGCGGGGGATATATCGCCCGAGGATATGGCGGCAGTGAACGCAGAGAGTGCCGCACGACAACAGGCAGAGGAGCGCTCCTCGCAGCTCTTCGATAGTGTCTCCACAGGGGCTTTCAAAACAACGGAAGAAGCGAACGAGCTTAAGAGTCAGTTCTCCCAGCTTCCCGCGGAGAACCAGGCTGTCGCCGCGGCTCAGCTTATTGGAGCCAAGCCAACCAAAGCGCGGGTCACCGACGCTATCAACATGGCTCGGAGTGCTGACCCCGCGAAGCTCATCGCGGATAACAGCCGGGCTATTCAGAGTGCCCTTCACTCGGCAGACGCGAAGACTCGCGCAACGGCTCTGCCGCTCCTTGCTCAGCGTGGCGTGATGCTCGGTAAGCTCAACCCAAATGACGTAAACGAGTTCCTTCATGGCACCGGTGAAGGGCTAGGTGACGAGGGAGGACTTGTTCGTCAGCTAAACAGCGCCTTTGAGCAGATGGACGACAACATGGCACTCTGGGTGGCAGCCAATAAAGCCAGCCGCAAAGCCCGCACCGACCTCATCAAAGCTCAGATCGCCGTTAAACAGATGGAACGTGCTGTGAGTCGGGCGGGGAATAATGAGGACGCGCTTAAGACTGCGAAGGCTAACCTCGAGAAGGCAAAGGCTAAAGTGGTTGCCCTTCAGGACACTATCGCCGACAGCACCGAGCAGGCAGAGCAGGCGAAAAAGCTGAACCAGGGGCTCTACACCCAGCTGAGCCAAATGACGAGTGACGACGTGCTCTTCGGTGGCAAATCCGAAGAGATGGCTGGCAACGTGGCTAACGCCACCACTGAAACTCAGTCTGCTCAGGAAGCTCAGCCCACTCAAGAAACACAGAGTACCACGGCTGAAGCGGGTGAGCAGGCTCAGAGTACCCATGCTGAGCAGAGTACTCAGGCACGTAGGGAAGCCACACCGGCTAATGTTCAGATTACCCCTGACCAGCCGGCTAACGGCGGTACTACGGCGCTTGAAGCCTCTCCGGCAGAGCCGGGGATCTCCAGTGTTGCCCCGGTTTCCACGGGGGCAGTTAAGGGTACGTCTCTCCGGAAGAGCCGTAAGAAGGTTGGCGGTGAGAGCATTGCCGAGACTACGGGGGCTGTACCCGAAGGGTCGAGCCTCACGCAAACAGCCAGCGCTCCTGCGGCAGAGGAAGTCACTTCGGCTAAGCCCAAGGCTAAGCAGGCGGCGAAGAAGCCCTCAGCTCAGGCGGAAGCCCTGAAGGCTAAGGTGGCTGAGAAGAAAGCGGCTAAGAAAACAGCGGCCAAAAAGGCTGTCAAGAAAACTGAGGCTGTTGAGCCTACGGAATCCCCTGTTACCGAAGAAAAAAAAGCCCCGGCTAAGCCCAAGGCTAAGCAGACAACGAGGAAGCCCTCGGCTCAGGCAGAAGCTCTGAAAGCTAAGGTGGCAGAGAAGAAAGCAGCCAAGAAAACTACTAAGAAGGCTGGGCCTGCTAAGCAGACAGCAGAGGAAGAGAAACCCGCCGTTGTCACGGAAACTCCCGCTATCAATGAAGAGGAATCAACAGCTAAGGCTAACCGTGTGGCGGGAGTCACCGAGCACATTACCAAAGACAGAAAAGTTGGCAGTGCCATGAAGCAGCTTATTGCTGATGGCAAAGCCAAAGTGGTTGACTCGGTCTCCGACCTGCCTGAACACCTCAGGGAGGAAGCCGGGGGAGCTAAAGCTCAGGCAGTCTACGACCCCGAGAGCGGTGTAAGCTATTTCGTCGCGGAAAACCTCGATGTCAATAACCTGACCCCTGTGGTAGCCCATGAGCTTGGTGTCCACATGGCGTACGACAAGGGGAACAAAGAAGTGATGCAGCCTCTCGTCGACCAGGCGGTGAAGCTCATGAACGACGGGCTTAAAGTTAACGCCCCGTTCGCGAAGGAGCTGCGGGAGCGGCTGAAGAACGCTGGTCTCCTCACAGAAGATGGCAGTGTCAAGCCGGGTTACGAGGACGAGGTGTACGCCTACATCGTGGAGAACGAGCTCTCCCGCCCCGCGGTTTCCTCAGTGGCCAAGCACCTCTGGAATGACACGGTCAGCACCGTCCGGCAATGGCTTACCAAACATAAAATCATCTCCGTGGGACACCTGACCACTAAGGACCTTGCCAACATTGCTATTGCTAACGTGCGGGAAATGGCTAAGGCAGGTAAATCCACACCCCCTACGCCACCCAAAGGCGGTAAACCCAAGGCTAAGTTCTCTATCGCCATGGCTGATGCCCCAATGAATATCAGCGATGAGCAGATGCGGCAGTACGTCAGTGAACTCACAGACGCCGACAGAAAGGCGGGTATCGTGGGTTACGAGGGGGGTGAGCCGGTCTACGACCACGTGCCGGTGAACGACTGGCAACGGCATCTTGAGCGCACAGTGAACGACAGAGCGGTGAGCTACATCACTCACCACATGGAGCCGGGCTTCGCCCGCACGGCACTTATCAAGTCGCTGGATGCCGTGGGTCACATCACAGGTAAGTGGGGACCGAGAGTTATCTTTACCCGCGACCTCATGAGGTTCCTTCGCCCGTTTATCCCGTCCGCCACCAGGTTCTTCAACACCAAGGTGAAGAAGAACGGCATTCGCCGTGAGTACCTCACTCGGGTTGAGGACGTGAAGAAAATCGCGAAGGGGCTATCCACGGAGAGCCGGCAGAAGGCGAACGAGCTCATTAGGTTCTGCGCGGTGAACCGGGTATTTTGGACGAAAGAAGCACCGGACTATATGGAACGCCAGGGTGACCGGGGGATGAAGCAGTGGGAGGAGTACCTCAAGGCCAATAAGGACAATAAGGCAGCGGCCAAAGCCGAAGCGGCGTTTAACTCCCTCAGCCATCAGGAGCAGGCGCTGGTAAAGGCTTACTTCGAGTGGACGTATGAGGCAAAGCGAGGAGAGCTTAACGCCAAAGAAAGTATCATCAAGCAGGATTACGACAGTAGTATTCAGGAAACACTGGATGAAGCGGACCAGTACGCGGCGAAAGCTAAGGCGCTCCGGGCTAACCTCAAGGATGAGAAAGATCTGAAACAGGCAGTTGCGTGGGAAAAGAAAGCCAAAGCCCTGCGTAACCAGGCAGCCTCCCTCACGGAGCAGAAAGCTGAGGCACACCGAGTACTCGCGGCCGAAGAGGAGCTCCTCTCGGCGCCGTATGCCCCGCTCGTTCGTCTCGGTGACCACCTCGTCATTGGTAAGTCCGAGACACTCCGGGATATCGAGCGCCAGGTGAATGCACTGAAAGAAAAGAAAAAGCAGGCGGCTGTCTCCGATTGGAGCAGAGAGGATGAGGTCAAACTCCGAGGACTTCGGAAAACCCTTGAAGCTCTGAAGAGCAACGGGAAGGACTATTACGTAGGGTCGGTTAATGGCTCGGCGTCAGCCAAAGCCGCTCAGCATGACCTCGCCAAGGAGTACCCCAACCTGCGCTTCGAGGAGCCTGTGCCGGTCACAGATTCTCTTCAGCAGGGGGTCATTGGCATCTCAAGCCTCAATAACGTCATCGAGCAGTCGAAGATCATGTTGAGCGACGATAACGAGGACGCGAAGACCGCCGAGGCTATCAAGGCACTCAACACAGCGGCACGCGAGCTTCTCGCGAAGTCTCTTGTGGCAAACAGCATCTATAAGCACAGCCTGAAGCGGCTCGGTGTGCTGGGGTACGAGGGTGATATGCTCACAGCACTCGATAGCTACGCTGACAAGCAGGCTACGCACATCGCCACGCTGGCAACCCTCCGGGAGACCACGGGTAACCTCTCTGCCATGCTGGAAGAGAAGCATAACCTTTCCGAGAAAGACCGGGAGTACGCGGGTACCCTGCTGAACGAGGTCATCCGACGGGAAAACCTTGACATGTACACCTCCGGGAAACACTGGACGGGGGCAGTCGCTCGTACCAACGCGGCGTGGATGCTCTTCACGAACCCGGGGTACTACATCCAGAACATGACGCAGCCGTTCATGATGTCGGTACCATACATGGCGGGGCGTATCAAGGGCGAAAACCTCTACCAGCAGGTGGCGAATACCTACGCCGCCATCGGTAAACAGTTCGTCAGCCACCGGGGAGAGCCGTACACCATTGATGATATGGTTGCCGATAAGCTCATCACAGGTGAAGAGGCGGTGATGCTGAAGCGCCTTCAGGCTGAGGGGCTGCTTGACACCAACATGGAGTCGGAGTACGGCAAACTCGATGAGTCGAGCAACAAAGCCCTCCACCTGATGAAGAAAGCAAGCGACCGCTTCATGGAGATTAACCAGCGAATCGAGCAGCTTAACCGCGTGGCAACCGCGCTTGTGGCTTACCGCAACGCGAAGAGGCACCCCGAGGCGATGAAGGGTGTGGAGAAAGAGCTTTACATGCCGTCTGACTTCGACGAGCACACGGTGCTTGACCTCAACGCTTACTCCTTCACGAGCGATGTGATTGAGCGTACCCACGGGGACTACTCTGACCTCAATGCCCCGAGCTTCATGAGAGCTGGTGGCATGAGCATGGGTGGGTTGGAGAAGCTAGTCTTCCAGTTCCGCAAGTACTCCATCATTCAGATGGGATTCTTCGCACACATGGCAAAACTTGCGTTCTCTGGGGCTACCCCACAGGAACGCGCCATCGGGCGCCGGATGCTCCTTCAGCACCTCGCGGTCTCCCTCACCACCTGCGGTATGAAAGGTACGTTCCCTCTCGCCTTCATTCTCTGGGCTGGCGCGGCGGCGTTTGGCGATGATGACGACGACACGGAGAGCTACTGGCGGCGGGTTATTGGGAACGATAAGGCGTCCGACTTCCTGCTTCACGGCTTGTCCGCGGGATTCGGTGGCCCTGATATGGGTGCTTATATCGGCTCGGGGGATCTGGGGAACTTCTACCCCATGTTCCAGCGTCATGAAGATGTATCGTTAGTCGAGGATATCCTCTATACTCTCGCGGGCCCTACCGGCAGCCAGTTTGAGAGAGCCCGTAAGGGGGTGATGAATCTTTGGGAGTCCGGAAATCTCATCACCAACGGCGACATCGACCCGTATTTCCGTATGGGCAACTTCACTAAGGCTATGGAATTCCTGCTTCCGAAGGGGTTCAGTAACCTCGTGAAGTCGGTGGACTACCTGAATAACGGTGTAACGTCGGCGTCGGGTGATACAACTTACATCCCGGCTGAGGACTACACAGCGGTGGACGCCATGTTCCAGGCGCTCGGTCTCCCGTCCTACAAGCAGACTTTCGCCTACTGGGATAAGGCACGTTACTTCGAGAACAGGAACTGGCTGAAGAGCGAGAAGCAGGACCTCGTGAAGCTTGCCCGAGAGGGTAAGACGAGTACTGTGATACGGCGGCTTCCCGAGTACAACCGGAGAGCGAAACACATTGGGCAGAAGCCCGCCACGCTCTCGGCAATTCAGAAGTCCGCCAATAAGAAGAAAGCACAATAAAAATAAAACCCCTCAAGCCCAAAAGCTTGAGGGGTTGCTTTATCAAAAGAGTTTAAACTGCCTCGGGATTCCCGTCTTTCTGAGGTTCCTCAGGCAATGACTCAGCTGAGGGAGCTACACCGTCCTTAAGCAGCCCGATCTTCCGTGCCCAATCGCGGATATCGCCGACACGCCAAAGACGGGGGGTAGTCGGACCCATGTTAGGAAGGTCAAGAGGCTGTGGAATTCTGCCCATCCTTCGCCAACGAAGCACACCCTGACGGGTAAGCCCCGTGAACTTCACCAAGTCGCCTACGGTACACATGGCATCGTCGGAGACGTTGCGGTCAAGGATATCGTTAAATGTTCTGCGACGTTCATTCCCATATACAGCTTTCTTTTCCATGATTAATCCTCCAATTTAACAGCAGAGCCGTTTTCCTTTTCAATCAGCTCGCAAAGCAGTTTGTAATTCAACTCCCAGCACCGTGTCGGAAGCGTTGGAATTATGGTTGACGTTCCAAGACGCACCAACCGCCGTTGGTTAACGGTGACCCCGTTATCCTGCAAATATCCCCACAGAGCATCCCGATCAACCCGGTGCTCAACGCACCACTTGCCAACAGCGGGCGCCGAGATTAACAGCTCGCCGGCGAAGGGTTCCTTGTACGACTTCATGTTGGGGGTAATCAGCCTGCCCACCAATTGATTCTTTATCCGGGGGGTGTATGGGCTGCTGCCCTTAGGAAGCCTGAAGTACTCCGACTGAAAGATATCCTGCTGGTAGTCCGTCATCATCTTCTGAATAGCGTCGGCGTAGTCTACCGTGTTCGTCTCTTCCGTCAGGTCGATGAGCCGACCAACTACCCGGACAGCGAAAGTAAAGAGCTTATCGAGGTCGAAGGCTATGACCCCGAGTGACTTCATAATCTTCGCCGCTGAAAGCGTCAATATGACGTGGTCACGGAAGAACCGGTACTTCGGGTCTGCCATGAGTGCGGAGTCCGCGGGGATGCAAGCGCTCACCTCAGTGAACATCTCAGACACCTCAGCCTTGTGGTTCACCGCCCACTTGATGTAGGCATCACCAACCGCGCCAGCGTTGTGGGACATCTCGGTGAGCTGCTTTGCAACCGCGAGGGGCTCGAGCTTCGGGATGTTGTAGCTATCAACGCGAATCTCGAAGAGACGCATGGCTTCAGCTTCCGTCTGGCCGTTCTCAGCAAGCCGGGCGCCAATATAGGTGTTGCCGGTAAGTGCCGCCTGAAGATGCCACGACTCGCGACCAGCGAACCGCACGCCGCCCTGACCCACACGGAGACGCATAGGCTCAGTGCCGTTGGAGAGAGCGTAGGCGAGCTGGGAAAGCGCCTCGGGCTTCATGCTCGTCACTTCATCGAACAGTGCCGGAAGATCAGAGAGCGTACCAAGAAACGCCGAGCGAGCTTTCGGTGTAGCCCCAACGTCACCAGCGACCGTGAGCGCCATAGCGTCGCCAAACGCATAGAGTGCCGCCTTGCATGCGGTGGTCTTGCCGCGCCCCGACGCCGCGCCAGTGAGGGCTACCGGGATGCCACAGTACGCCTTGTCGTAGAGCCCGACAAGAGGGCTTGCCATCATGGAGAGGATGACATACTGCATTGGCTCCATGCCCTCACGGTTATAGACGGCGTTCAGAGCCCTGGCATAACCCTCAATCGTCCCCTTCGGCGGGGGGAGCGCTCCCTGCACATCCTCGGCATACCCCGAGAGAAGCGCGCTTGAGGTTGTGCCATCAGGCTTATAGAGGCGCTTACCAATAAGGAAAGAGCCGTCCGCCTGCCATCCGAAACTACTATATGTCGGCAGGACCCCCTTAACTGCGGCGATCCTGTCAACCTGATCTCTTAAATATGCGCTCATATTCTTTGCCGCGTCCTCATTGTTATAGAGCATCAGCTCCTTCGAGCCGAGAAGCCCCAAGAGTTTAGGCCCACCCTGCCCGATGACATCACCGGGGAGCATGAACTCACGGATAACCGGCTTATCTCCGGGGAGATGGAACCGCACCACATACTCGTACTGACCGTCTGCCGTGCGAATACGCCCAGCAAGATAGAAGAGCTGCCGGCAGAACACTCTCGGTGTCACGGTGCCCTTCGTCTCCGACTTCACCCAGCGGATGAGGGACTTCCCCGACCACGTGTACCCTTCGGGGAACGGTGGGATTTCCTCAGTGACCTCGGTATCCCCAAGTCCCTCTTCCATTGTAGCTTTGATGACCTCACGCTTATTCTCAGGAGCGAGGCGACCGAGAATAAGAGGGGTCTTAATCTTCCTGCGGAACGGGCACCCTGCGCAGTTGCCGGCACATGCCCCCGCAAGGGCTTCACAGGTGGACGGACCCGATGACCATGAGGTGAATCGCGCCTTGGCGTCTGTCTGTTCGTGTCCTGTCTCGGAGCGTTGCGCTGACCACTCCTCAGCAAGCGGCAGCCCTTCCTCACAGAACGTCAGGAGTCCAATGAGAAGACGCCACGTCTCGTAGTCCACGTCTCCCTGGGTATCCCTGAGCTTCTGCATCAAGAGGCACTTCTTCGCGATCTCACGCCCCGAGTACTTCGCTCCTGCCTCAACGACCAGTGGGTCTGTGTCATCCACAGAGAGAAAAGCCGGAGCGGCACCCAGCACTGGAGCCACAGGTGTTTCTGCCGGAAGCGCTTTATCAGTGATTGTGAGAATTGCCTCAGGGTCAACCGCCTCAGCGTCTGACTCCAGCGTAACGACCACGGGGTTAGCCGGGTCTTTCCGATTACGCATCCCCACCGGGCGAAGGAGAGAAGCCATGTCCTCGGCACGCGGCGGGTCAAACCGCAAGCCGTTTGCCTGCATCAGAGCCTTAAGCCCTCGAGCTCCACGGAGCCATACATCAGGCGTTACCGCACGGGTGAGGAGCCAGTAGAGGTGGTAGCCATGCCCGGAGTCAATGACCATCGGGCGAGGCATCCCTGTTGAGACGAGCCAGGCATCGAGCGCCTTAAGCCCCTCAGCCTTCGTGGTATAGCAGGACTCCTTATCACAATCGAAATCACACCACCACGCCTTAAGGGACTTCACATTGTTTTTTACTCGGCGGATATCCGAGAAAACAGCACAGGCACAGTAGACGTTACCAGCCCCCGCGGCGTCCAGCCTTGCGGCAAACGCGGCGGCTTCCTCAATTGTGGGGAGCGCCTTATTCCGCATCCGCTTGTCTGGCGTGAGGAACGAGATGATGTGATACCCGTCTGGCTCCCAAATCCGCTCTAAAAATTCCTTGGTGTTCATCACACCGTCCCCCAAAACAGAAAGTCAAAAAAATAGCCGATGTGACCGCTCGGCAAACACGGGTTCTGGGGAACTCTTTAGTCGTCGAACGCGTTAGCGAATGAGTCAATCAGGGAATCCGCTGACGCCGTGGTGGTTTCAGCAGGCTCAGCCGCAGGAGCCGGAGCAGCCGCGGGCTTAGCCTTTGAAGCCTTAACAGGTTCAGCAGGCTTCTCCGAAACAAACGGGGCCGGAGCGGCGATAGGGGCCTCACGCACCGTGGTCACCGAATCGGAAATGAACACAGCGGAGTCCTCGGCCTCCCGATCGACGTCAGTGATGGACGGGACTTCACCGATGATAGCTCGCACGAGCTCGCTCTTAGAAACCTCAACCGCCTTGCGATACGTCGGCTCATCGACATAGCCAATCGGCTTGAAGAGAAGACGAGGCGTAGCAACCGCCGGGTCGAAACTGATGCGGGTTACCACACCCTGATACGGCACCTTATGCTGAGCGAGCACACGGCCAAGCTCACCGAGGGTCTTCATGCTCGTTGCCGGCACACGGATGAGATACGGGTCGTCGAGCGCGTTGACCGCAGCCACAGCGATGCGGACGCTGTCCGAGCACGCCTTGCCTTTACCCATAGTACCGTCGGGGTTACGACGGGAGCCAAAGGCGTTGTAGGGGCACGTGGCACAGGACTGTGAGCAGGGCTGGGCGACTGAGGCGTCCGGGTGCTTACCGTCGTTACTGAAACAACGAGGCTTGATATCCTCACCTTCTTTGAACACCTGATCGTAGTAAGCCTTGCTCTTATTCGGGTTCGACTTCACGAGGATAATGTCGAGGTAATTCGCCGGGGACTCCGGGTCCTTCGGGTTCATCATCGGGTGGCGGTCACCATCACGCACCACCGTGAACACCTTACCCTTGATGGAGATAACCGGGAAAGAGAGTGAAGCGTGTGCCGTGAGGTCATTGTCGTCTTCGATTCCCGTGAAGAAAGAAGGAACCGTCGTGTTAGCACCGAAAGGAATAACGTTGGAAGCCATGATAATTTGTCCTATATAGTTGCCCGGGGGTTCCCCCGGGCGGAGTAGTTATTGTTTATTCACCACGACGAACGCCGGCTTTAATCACCTCAACGCGATTAAGCCCCGGCGGAAGCTCGCCTGTCTCTGCCGCGAACTCCTCAATCGCGGTCTTTGCCGGGCGGGCATCCAGCAGCTCATAGTGCCCCGAGCCAATAACGTAATTGAGAAACGCTTCTTTATCCGCGGACGTGATGGACACCACGTGACGCTTATAAATCGTGCCCGACGGTGTACGGAAAGATTCTACGCCTTGCTCCGCCATCATGGCGACCGCCTGAGCACCAAGCTTCTCAAGCGCTTCGTCGTAAGGCGCCAGCGCTTCCGCCTGTTCCTGCTCGAGCTTACGCTTTGCGTCACGGATTTTGACGTAGGTCGCAACTACCTGTTCAACCGTCATATTCTTGATATCACACATCTTGGATCCTCCTAGCTAGTTAATTCTTGTATCTATATGGTACAACTGTTTCAATATACTGTCAAGTCGTTCTCTTTCACCATCTGTAAGAGTAAACCCTGAGTACTTTGCCGCTGGCTCAGCTGCCGGTACACATGCTCCTCAAATGCCGAGGAGACGAAGTGCACAATGACCGTCGTGTGTGTCTGACCCGGTCGACGGATGCGAGCGCACGCCTGCTGATACACCTCGTTACTGTAACTTGGACCGTACCACACAATGGTCGTGGCGGCGATCAGCGTAAGCCCGTGGCTCATCGTAAGCGGGTTGGCAACAAGCACCTGAGGGTCTTTGCTATGCTGAAAGCTGTAGAAAATCTCATCACGTGCTGCCTTCGACGTGCTGCCATCAACCACAGCAACCGTGTGTCCCTGCTTTTCAAGGAAAGACTTAACATCCGAGAGGGCAGATGAGAACGGCACGAACACAATCACCTTGCCCTCCGACTCCTCAACCACCTCCTCAAGCACCGCCTGGCGCTCTTTGGCACCGACGTAGAGTTCCTTCCCGGCGCCCCCGTAGACCACCCCACAGGCAATCTGAAGAAGCTTGGACGCCTTGACAGCCTCGTTCACCGCAAGCACCTGACCGTCTTTGCCAATCTCCGCGAAGAGGGTTTTCGCCATGTCGGTGAACGCCTTCTTCTGCTCCGGGGACATGCTGATTTTGCGGGTTGAAATGATCTGAGGCGGAAGGTCAACGGCGTCATCCAACGAAAACCGTACTGCCGGTGCCATCACCCGATGAACATCATCGACCGCTGTCTTCTTTGCCTCCCAGCGGAACTGCGAGACGTGTGTCATCACCCGCTCACGCCACGCCATGAAGCTCCTTGGGAGATCCGGGTTACCCGGGTTCACGAGTTTCACCTGCCCGTAAGCGTCCTCAGGGCTATTCGGGATCGGTGACCCCGTCATCCCCCACACACGGCGCTTGCCGCCAAGCTGCTTATTACAGATAGTGTTCATGCTCTTCCAGCGCTTCGTGCGACTGTTCCGGAAGAGCGCTACTTCATCAATAATGATAAGGTCAATGTCCGGGCGCTCCCGCAGGTCGTCAGCGATAATCTCCTGACCATCCGGGTTAATGATATAAATATCTGCCGTTCGATCAGCGAGCAGCTCCTTACGCTTTTTCGCGGCACCATAGAGCACCACCGCCCGGTGGTTTATGAACGACCGAAACACCTCATCTGCCCACGTCCGCTCCATCACCGAGATGGGACACACCACAAGTGCCTTGTGTACGTAGCCGAGCTTCTGAAGGTAATCAAACGCCCAGAGCGCCGTGATCGTCTTCCCAAGCCCCATAGAGTTCAGGATGAAGCACCGTGGATTCATTGAGGCAAACTGCGCCGTCTGCTTCTGCACGTCGAACGGCTTAAATTTCCCCGGATAGTCGTAGTAAAGATTCATCGGGTCGGGGATTCGCTTGAACCCCAGCTGACGAAGCGTTACAACCTCCTTCGGCTTATGCGGCACAGCAACCAGCACATCCCCTGGCTTATCGGAAACTACCTTTGCCGACGGCACCACGTCAACGAGCGGTGATTTGCTGTGGACACGAAGGATAATCTCCTCCGTGTCACGCTTGATTACTGCCATGGCTACTCCTCCTAATCTCAATAAATCATTTCTTTCCAGACCACCCTCGGTTTGCCGAGCGACTGCGCACCCTCAGGTTACTCCGGGCGTTAGTGCCTCCGCGGTCCAGCATCACCTTGTGGTCAACGTCCATACCGTCGCCGACGTGTGCCTTACCCTCTCGGATCAGCTCACGCCTCGCGGCGTTCCTCAGCACTCGGCGCCTCACCTGCTCCGGGCTCTTCTGGTACTCTTTCTGATAAGCCCGCTTTGCCGCCTGACGCTCCTCTTTACTTTGTGCCATTTCGCTCCCTCGCCTTTTGCTCCAGCTCGTAATCCGCGGCACAGTCCTTATCGCAGAACAGCGCTCTCGGGTCCTCGAGCTTCTCACCACAGTAAAAACAATACCCGGTCGGTGTCATCCGTCGGGTGCCTGCTCTGATGTTGGCAACCCTCACCTGCATCAGAGTCTCCATATCACGGTCAGCAACGTCTGCCGCATCCATAACTACTTCTCCTTCACGGCAGACAATGCCGCGATAACATCATCAACAGAGTCGGCTACCACGGCAACCCCTGCGTGGTCGGCAATAGCCTTGAGGTTTCGCTTCTGATTCGCTGTCGTGTTTGCTTTCTTCCCCGGTGCTTTGGTTTCAATCGCCACGAACTGCCCCAGTGTTTTACCTACCATACCTGAAGTAATCGTTATAGGACGACAACAAACCAGATCGGGGATGCCCACAGTGCCAAGACCATTTTGGGACGGAAAATAGTACCAAATACCCTCAGACACCAGGTACTTCTTAACAGCCTGCTTAACTTTTCCTTCAGGAGTCATCATGTCTTATTTTCCACAATAAGAACAATTTTTAACCGGGCAGTATTTCCGGCAAAGCCCGTTTGGTCTCTTCGGAAACTCACCACTCTCACACGCCCTCTGTAACTGCGCAACCGTCGGGAGAAACGTCTGCCAAATCTCCGGCAGCTCCTCGCGTTTGTACTCCGCTCTGTCCGTCTTCTGCTCTTTTATCCAGATGAACCCCGTCTGTACTCGCTTAATCTCCGGAAAATGCGCAAAAGCATAGCCCGCGTAGAGCTTCAGCTGGTCAGTGGGCTTACGCTTCCCCGTCTTGTAGTCAATGATGACCGCCGTGTCCCCTGCCTTTACTATCAGGTCGGCAATCCCACGGCTCCACGAGCGACCCCACGAGGCGGGCTTGAAGTCTTTGCCAATCGCAAACTTGTACTCCGCGAGGTGCTCCCCCGGCAGAGACCGAACTTTGTCCGCCAACGACTGAAGGTCTTTATATGGGTCGGGGATTGGCTCGCCTAGGTTCACCGCGTTTTCCAGCAGCTTATGCACCCGAGTACCCCAGAGCGCCGCTTCTCCCGGCGGCATCGTGAACTCTTTGGTTATCTTCTCTTTCAGAAACTTGTAAGGGCACGTGGTAAACGCGTTTAAACTCGACGCGCTCCACGGCGGCATCTTGTACTCCATTCCTTTTACTCCTTTTGTATAACAATGTTTTTAATTATACCGCCGCGGATGCCTCGTTACTTCGCTTCCCCGTAGGTATCGCCGATGCCAGATTCACAGCTCACCGGGAGGTCTTTGCACCACGGGAACCGTGTCTTCATGCACCGCTCCATCATCTCAGCGCACCACGCCGCCTCATCCTCAGGCACAATGACCACTACCTCATCGTGCACCATGTTCACGATTTTCCGAATCTTCCCGTCTGCCATCGCTTTGTTTCGAGCATCGAGCTCTCGGCGTATCATGCACATCTGATAGGCAACAACAATACGAGCAAGGCTCTGAGTTACATTTTCTGTAACCATCGCGGAGTATATCCGTTTGCGATACCCCTTCACCTGATAGCTCATCTCGTACCGCCCGGTATCCAGATTAAGGTCTTCCCGCAGGTCGGGATATTTGATCTCCATGCCGTTAGGCAGCTCAATGTGTGGGTAGGGCAGGGCTTTGAACGGCAGCTTAACCCCCACGCCTATCTCTGAGTCATAGCCCTTCAGAGCAGCACTCAGCGCTTTGCCGCATGCTCGCCACAGCCCCGAGATGTGTGGGTACCCCTCACGGTAAATCTTCACTATCTCCTGACAACGCTCAAGCGGCTGATGCACCTTGATGATGCCGTTATCGAGCGAATATTGGAGCTTTGCCGCCCCAACCCCGTACCCCAGCCCGAGGATACAGTTATGAAGAATCAACGGACCTTCTTCCGTGCGAACAACAAACTGGTGTTTATCCCCCACATCCAGTATGTCGTAAACGGGCGCCTCTCCAAGTGGGTCAGCCTCATGGGAAACCAACGCAGAGAACATATACCCCTTCGGCAGTTTTACAAAGGCTGAAGCCTTTCGCATAGCCTTTTTGTCACTAGCCAGCAAAAACCAGGGGATAAACTTTTCTCCATCCCAGCAGAGGTGATCATACGTTGCGGTTAAACCAAATCCCCCAATAACAGGCTTTGTCCCCTGTGCCACCACACCTTTGTGTGCTACCCATTCTTCCCCATCCCACAAAAGATCTTCAGTAGTAATGTCTGTAATTTTCTTCCACCCGCTGTCTGTCAGCACCTCAGTGTCCCCGGACAGGCAGGTTTTCCCAACGTGGCGCTCCTCAGGGTCGTTGTGCTTCGTGATCTTCCGACCGTAGACCTTGCTCGCGAAGGCGCTATACACGTCCTCATTGCGCTCAAAGCCCTCCGTCAGCTCATCCTCCCCAGCAAGCCATGCGAGTGTTCGCGCTTCAACCTGAGAACTGTCACACGCCACAATCTTATAGCCCTCCGGTGCCCGCATTGAATCCCGCAGCGCCCCGCCTCTCGGAAGGTTCTGAGCATTCAGCGACCCCTTGGCACCACTCCCGCCGGCGCTGAACCGCCCAGTGTTCATTGCGCCGTAATAATTCAACGCTACCGGAAGTTTCCCTAAACTCTTTGCTATCGCTATAAAACTCTCAGTCCGTGTCTCCTCAATCGTCGATTTCGTCCCTACCCGAGCCTCCGCTAACGCACGCACCCGCTCATCCGGATGGCTCAGCAACGCCTTAAACCCGTCGTCAGTCTTGGCAAAAGCGTAGGTCTGCTTTCCCGTCCTCGCGCTTACTTTCATCGGCGGCTCAACCCCAAGCGCCTTCAGTGCCTCGGCAAACTTTGGATTACTCATCAACGTCTCACGGCTCTCCATCCCGACGCTCGCCAGCAACTCAGCTTTCTTTGCCTTCACTTCCGCTAGATGCTTCTCCAACAAGGGCACATCCAACCGGATATCCGGCTCCGTGAACATCCGTATCGTCAGGTCAATCAGATACATCTCTTTCATCGGAATCCGTGGTTTCAGCACCTTATAGAGCTTGTACGTCAGGTTTACGTCCTGCTGACAGTACTTCCCAAACGCTTCTAGCTCATCCGCCGTGAAGTCCTCGCGGCGCTTGCCCAGCGTGTTGTAGATCTCAGTACCCTTAGCACCAAGCCCGAAGTGCTCCGCACACGTCCGCAACGACACGCCCTCCGTCAGACCTATGATTGGACGGGCCATCGAGAGCGTGTCCACAATGACCGGCGGGTGAATGTCATAGTGCCACGCGAGAATGGCACAGTCGAACGCCGCGTTATGACAACACACGGCGTCTTTATCTACCCCCGCCGCCAACAGCTCACGGCGAATCAGCTCATCATCCCCCGTTATCCATCGGATATCCCCGTCGTCCTTCTTCACGGATACCCCGATCACCTGAAACCTCGGGTCCGTAATGTATCGCTCCGGCGTCATCACCGACAG